TGAAGAGTTTATGGGGCGACTAGGGCTTGAAGGAGGTACTTTTGAGTCAAGTTCGTCTGTAAGTCCTTACGAAAGCGGTGCAGCAGCCAGTTCTTTCTATGGAAGTTTTCCAGACACTACAGAAGAAAGACAACCTTTAGGTTGGTGGGACGTAGAAGATCCTAAAGCTTATTTTGGTATCAAAGGTGAACGTACTGATGAGCAAAAAGATCTTGTCAGGAGGTTTAGGCAAGAGTGGGGTAATGTAAGAGGCGGTGCTGTACTAAACGGTTTAATAGACGGCACTTATACAGCAGAGCAGGTTGAAGACTATTGGGGTGCTGAAAACTTTAATTCTTTGATTAAAGCCGAAGGCTATCAGATAGAAGAGTTTACAGGCACTGCCGATGAGTTTGGTGCTTATCTTGCTTCTCAATGGGACAACATTTCAGAGTTCTTAGGCGGTACTGCTACAGGCCCAGACGGTACTTTAGGATCTATCTCCGCTGATCCTATGCAGGGCATGGGCGGTCCCAAAGGCGCAGAAAGAGGTGTTAGTGTTACTGCTGACAGAATAACACAGCAGGAATACGTAAACGCTATTAGAGCCGCTGCGGAACAAGCTGGGATACCTATTGGTGTCTCATCTCCAGATGGGGCACAGTACGAACTTAACTACGGACAGTTTGACGATGTAGCTTTAGGTGAGTACAAACAAACGGAAGAGCCTTACGATGCTTTAGACATCGCAGGTCAGATTTTTAGTCAAGTTATAGAAACTTTATTAACTGCGGCTATTACTGGAGAAGTTGTAGGAGCTTTGACAGACTTAGCTGGTTTAGGAGGAGCATACGATGCTGCTTCAGGAACATTATCTTTTTCAGATGCAGCCGCAACAGCCGAAACTATTAATGAGAATAAAGATCTTATAACAACTATTCTTGATGTTGTTAGCAGTCCTACAACTCAAAACATAATAAAACAAATAGATGATTTACCAGAAGGCATTATTCCAGAAGCTGTTGATACAACTCAAGACGAAGACGAAGAAGAAGAAGTAGTCTCCTTAGAGGCTGATGAAGATCTCACGGAAACTGCTGAGGAAGTAGCTGTAACACAGGAACTTCCACCAGAGGCTGAAGTTTTTGAAGGAGAGTCTACAAGAGTAGTAGATCCGATAGGAGAAGTAGGAAACGGCAGTGAAGAAACTGTAGAAGAAGCTGAAGAAGAAGCTGAAGAAGAAGCTGAAGAAGAAGCTGAAGAAGAAGCTGAAGAAGAAGCTGAAGAAGAAGCATCTTTAGACGCTGATGACGACTTACTCGTTGGAGATGACTTTGATGATCTTGATGGTGACGGTGGTGATGACGATAGTGGATGGACATGGGTAAATCCTGATCCAGACAAAGAAATAACTAGGATTTTCTTAGACCCAAGACAAGTAGCTGACTTTAACTTAGGTAACGATGTTGTCTTAGCGGGAGGAACTGTTGTAAACAACCAAACTCATGAAGTGCTGTCCGGTGGTTTTGGTGGTGGAGTTATTGTAACGCCTACAGAAGTAGTCGTAGAAGAAGACGCAGGAGGAGGCGCAGGTGCTGGGGCTGGTGCAGGAGCCGGTGGTGGTGGACCTGTGACAGACACTAGTACTGACACGATAACAACTGACGGTGACGACGCTGGAGACGTTGACGGAGACAGAGTAATTACAGCAGACCCCGGAGCAGAAGAAGTTAGTGAAAGAGAAGATATAACCTCAGACATAGACGAAGTAATTGGTGTAGTGGAAGAAGCTATCGGTGAAGAAACAGATCCTGACACTGTAGAAGATTTAGAAGAGTACTTAGAAGATCTCCAAGAACTAGAAGAAACTACAGAAGTAGACGAAGTTGTTGAAGTAGTAGAAGAAACTTTTGAAGAAGGAACTACTACCGAAACTACTGAAACAGAAACATCAGGAGAAGGTGAAGTTTCTGAGGTTGGAGAAGGCGATGGAGAAGGAGACGACGACGTAAGTTTAGACTTGTTCATTGACTTATCTAAAGATGACGATGAGCAGCCTACTCCTGTAGACACTGACGGAGACGGAGAACCTGACGTAACAGACCCAGATGACGACAATGACGGCATCCTTGACCCCAATGACCCTGACCCAGATAATCCTGTAGATGTTACAGGAGGTGGAGAAGTAGGCGGCGGTACTGATACTGGTGCTGGGACTGGTGTTGGAACTGGGGAAGAAACTGGAGAAGGTACTGGTACAGGCACAGGAACCGGCGAAGGAACCGGAGAAGGCACTGGAACAGGAGAAGGCACTGGTGAGGGCGAAGGTGTCGGAGAAGGTACAGGTGAAGGTGAAGGCACCGGAGAAGGCGTAGGCGAAGGTGACGGCACTGGTGAAGGCGTAGGCGAAGGCGACGGAACTGGGGACGGAGACGGTGAAGGAGAAGGTACTGGAGACGGTACTGGAGGAGGCACCGGGACAGGCACCACTAAACCTTCAGGAGGCTTTAGACCACAAGGAGGACTTGGTGGTGGATACATGGGCGGCTTAAGTTATGAGTTGCCGCAGTTTGTAGGAGTACAGTACCAGCCTAAAGACTACACTGTTGAGTTGGACCGTATTATTAACGAAAGTTTGTTTAAAGGGATGATCTAATGACTTACAAAGATCTAGTCAACAATGTACTTAGGAGGCTTAGGGAAACAGAGGTTTCTTCTGTGCAAACCAATTCCTACAGTAAACTCATAGGTGACCTTGTGAATGACGCAAAGGACCTTGTGGAAAACTCATGGGACTGGTCTGCACTTAGGACTACACTTACGATTACTACTACGGCTGACGTCTTCAATTACTCCTTGACTGGCAGCCAGAATAACATCAAGGAACTAAACGTGTTAAACGACACGTCTAACTTCGTGATGCACTACCAGACTAACAACTGGTTTGACTCACAGTTTCTATTGTCAGCACCGGAAACAGGATCACCAATGTACTACACGTACAACGGTGTTGACTCAGACGGTGACACTTTAATCGACATTTACCCAAAGCCTGACGGAGTTTATTCCTTACGTTTTAACTGTGCGTTACGTAATCCTGACTTGAGTGCAGACACTGACAAGCTAAAGATACCAGCGATGCCAGTAGTACACCTTGCGGTAGCCTTTGCTGCTCGTGAGCGTGGAGAAACTGGTGGTACTTCGACTCAAGAGTACTTTGCTATGGCTAACAAGTACCTGTCAGACGCTATTGCACAGGACGCCGGTAGACACCCAGAAGAAACTATCTTCTACACGCCTTAAGGTACACACTATATGGCACAAGAACTAAAAAGTATTAATCTTGTAGCTCCGGGCTTCAAGGGTATCAACACTGAGGACTCACCGTTGTCTCAGGACCCTTCTTTTGCTGAAGTTGCTGACAACGCAGTGATTGACAAAAGAGGGCGTATAGCAGCACGTAAGGGTCACAACGTAACGACTACTAACAAGACGCAGTTAGGTAGTGACAACTTGAGTGCTATTAAGGAGTTTAGAGACGACGCTGGTAACACTAAGATCTTCTCTGTGGGCAACAACAAGATACTCAGTGGTACAACCACGTTGGCTGACGAGACTCCGGGTAGCTACACAATCAATGCTGACGACTGGAAGATGGTCAACTTTAACGACAAGATCTACTTCTTCCAGCGAGCATACGAACCTCTTGTGTACGACAACGCAGGTGGTTCTGTAATTAAACTCAGTACAGTCTCAGGAGCAGCAGGTGTTGCTTCAACGATGTACGGTAATGAAGTCTTGGCGGCTTACGGTAGACTCTGGACTGCTGACTTCGCTACAGACAAGTCAACTGTTTATTGGTCTGACCTTTTGATAGGACATGACTGGTCCGGTGGAACCTCTGGGTCCATCGACATAGCTAAAGTGTGGCCTGACGGTCACGACGAGATTGTTTCACTGGCTGCACATAACAATCTTTTGATTATCTTTGGCAAGCGTAGTATCGTAGTTTACTCAGGTGCTGACGCTCCTGCTACTATGGCTTTGTCCGACACTATTTCCGGTGTTGGCTGCGTAGGTAGAGACACGGTACAGTACACT